TGGGTGCTTGTGAACCAAAGGTAGACTTACCTATGCCATCGGTTCCTGATATGTTTATCTTAAGTGCTGGCACTTTGATTCCTGTCTCTACTGTGTCCAATAAGCTCATCTTGGTCTCCTGTCGTGAAAGTTCACGGTGTTATCTTCAGTAGAACCAACATGTTCTTCCCATAAGTCTGACAATGCGCTTGGTAAGTACAAGTCATTAATGTCTTTCATTCTTTTGCAAAACTCCTCGAAGCTGCTACAAGTGCTTATGACAAATTCTGAATCAGACTTAACGTCTATTAAAAAATCTCCTAGTCTACTCATTTGGATTCTCCTTTTAATGGATCAATGAATTGCACATAAGGCCTTTCATTAATCTTGGTTTGTAAACCTTCCTGGACAAAGTCCCAAAGGTCTGGGTTATCTTCCATGCATTGCTTAACAGCTTTGATGTCTTCAGCATACTGAACCTTAAAAGGTATCTTGTATCCATCGGCAACACACTTAGCTAAATGCCCTTGATCCCAAGTCTTGGTTACTTTGTATTGAACCCTAAGATCAAATGGAATTAAATTTTTAAGAGGAACTCTCGTAGAACCCCCTGTGTTTGATAATACTTTAATGTGTTCTTGTATCTCAGGACGAGATGCAATTTCAATGTCTAACCTTGAGCTTTCTGCTTTTAATTCAGCCTGCATGGTTAGGTTCTTTTTCTTAGCCTTTAGCAAAGCTTCAAGGCAAAATTCTGTTATATCTTTTTCAGTCATTAGTTTCTCCAAACTTCAATACCTTAATCTTAATGATAAATAAAACATTGTCAAGAAATATCTGTACTTTATGTATGTATTCAATTATCATTAATTCATGACGCGACTTGATGGTCTTTTGTTCACCCCCAAGAACAGTAGTCCTCCTTAATTTAATCAGGTCGCGTCTCTTACTTAAAGGAGAGAAAGTGAAACTAAAAGACTACATAGTAAAACGAGGAGAAGAGAGCCTGGCCAAAGAGTTGGGTGTTTCCATTGATACGATTAGATCGTGGAGGTATGGAAGCAGGCAACCCTCAGTCAATCAAGCCAAGAAACTTATTAAACTTACCGGGCATGCACTTGACTGGGAAAGTATATACGGAACAGTAGAACAGTAATGGGCCTAGACTTAAATCCAAACCTAAAGGGTGAGGACATTCGCGACAAAGAACGCAGAGATATGTTGGTATCTTATTATGAGAACAACTTTCATTTAATACCCTGTGGATCTAAAGAAGACAATGTTCCAGACTATTTTAAGCATAGGCATCCTAACGAACAAGAAGATGTTATAGCAAAGCGTTGGTCCAAGACTCCAAGAGTTAAGTGGGCTGAATACATTAATAAACAACCAACGATGAAAGACATCAAGCAATGGTACTTAGAGTTTCCTAATTGCAATTGGGCTGTGGTAACAGGCATTAGTTTTGTTGTGCTCGATGCAGACACACAAGAAGCATGTGACTTTGTAGAGTCAGGTCAACTAACAAGAACAACTTTAAAACAGAAAACTCCTCGCGGTGGTTACCATTATTTCTATGCTGTTAATGACAGCCTATCAATAAGAAACACAACAGGCAGATTGGATGTAAGGGGAGAGGGTGGATACGTCATGGTGTCTCCTTCAAGCCATTACATGTTTGAGCTGGTAGATGGAATGGGCGTTGATTCAATGGATGAACTGCCCATGCTTACACCTCAAGACATGAACATCATCTATGACTTTAACAACGATGGCAAAATTAACACAGACAGGAACACACCCTTGTCATTGGATGGTGTGCAATCTGGAATGCGGAACGATACCCTTGCTCGCCTGGTGGGTAAATGGATACTCGAAGGTTGGGGAATGCGTGAAGTTATTATTAAAGCATTGGATTGGAATCAAACAAACAACCCACCTATGTCAGTGCAAGAAGTTTTGCTAACAGCCAACAGCATATGCACAGGGCATCTAAAAAGAAATCCAGAAGATGTCGATGCAGGCATACTCAAGTGGAAGACAAGTCAATGGCAGATACCTTTGGCTGATGAACTCAAAGAGATCATGAATCAAGAAGACCCAATCGATGTTGCCAAAGATGTCAGGGTTGTTGAAAGAGATCCACTTGGCCTTAAAACATTCAACGATTCCTTCTGGGAAACAATGGATTCAAGTCGCATCGAACAGTTTTGGGGAGATGCATTTGTGTTTGAGCAATCAAGGGTGTTGCTCTTGGGCAAACCAAAGATTGGTAAGTCGCATTGGCTTGGAGCTTTTGCAGCGTCTGCAACAACTGGCACAGAGTTTATGGGAACACAGTTCAGCAGACCCATGAAGGTAATGTGGTTACAGGCAGAGATCATTCATGAGTTCTTAAAGAAAAGAATCGAGATGTACTACCAACCTTTTCATCATGACCCGGAGCTGTACAACTTAGGCAAATCAAATCTTATTGCATCGGGCAGACTTAGAAAGAACATCATGAGAGACAGCGACATGGATGATATAGCAGCAAGCATCGAGTATCACAAACCCGACCTGGTGATGATCGATCCTATTATTAACTTCTTTAGTGGTGAAGAAAACTCTAACTCAGAGATACACGAGATGCTGTCAAGGGTGGACAGACTCATAGAACTCTTTGGCGTTGCAGTCATCATTGCTCATCACACTGGCAAAGAAAGAGCGGACGATCTCTCGTTCATGTCAGCTCGTGGTGGTTCAGCTTTTGCTGGTTGGATGGATTCAGGCGTTAAGCTGTCAGGCACAAAACCTAACATCACCTTGTTCTATGAAGCTCGTAATGCAAGAGAGCCAGATCAACACTTGGCCTACTTTGATTTCGAGCGTGGTTTCTTTAAGCCTGTCAGCGTGTCAGATTCTCCGGACGAAGTGGAGATAGCAAGAGTCATTGCTGGTGCTATGAGTTCGTACAAGTTCTACACAAGGCAAGAGCTAGAACTGTTGGCTCGTGAAGCACTCAAAGCAAGCGATCTTGCATCGGGGGAGAGAGCAGCAAGGTATGGAGTCTCACATGTGCAGAAGTATCTTGGCGAGAAGGTTAAGACACACAGCATTCCTGGAAAGAACGCTTGGTATTATTTAAACGACAATGAGATGAAAAAACCTTGGGACGAATAATGGATAATTTAAGTAAAATAACAGACCCAATTGAAAAGGTTTTGCTTATGATGGCTAAACATCAACTTGCAGTGGTTGCTGATAAAAAATTAGATTTAGCTCTTATGATAGTAAAAATACAAAGACATTTAATAAAAACACAAGACACAAACAAACATTTTAATGAGCAATGGAAATTTTTTCACAACGCACATGAAGATCTTATGGGAGGCGTAGAAAGAGTATATGGAATATAACCCTTACAAAATAGATGGCCCTGCACTAATTAGTTTTAGTGG